ATAGTGTTATTCAGTTGCTTCATAGGGAAGATGAGTTTGTCGATGTTCTTCTTCAAGAATATATAAAGACAGACTATGATGTTCGTGTTATTATTGCAGCTGGTGAAATTCTGGGTGCAATTAAAAGGCCAGTTGTTGGAGATGACTTTAGGTCAAATGTTTCACAGGGATCAGAACCAGTATCCCATGAATTGACAGAACGTGAAGCACAAGAGTCTTTACGGGCAGCAGAATCAGTTCAAGGTCAGGTTGTTGGTGTTGATTTTATTCCCGCAAAGAATAGGGATAAAGAAAGTCCTTATTTTATCGAAGTTAATTCTACTCCCGGCTTGATGGGTATTGAAGCAGTGCTTTCAGGTGCCGCTGCAAAACCATTGATCAAAGGTAAGGATCGTAGCATCACTAAAGAAATTTTGAAGATTTATATGAAACGTGACAATTGGACCCTTGACAAATCATCCTCAACCTGATATAGTCTCTATATGAACTTTTACACAAACGTGTTACAATACGGTAACTCTATTCTTGTCCGTGAGGTCAGGAATGGCGAACGCACGACTCGCAGAGTCAAATATGAACCCACACTTTTTGATCTAGTCAAGACCCGTGAGGAAACTGGATACAAAACTCTGGATGGAAGAAGTGTTGTACCCAAAACACATAACTCTATTAAGGAAGCCAAACAATGGGTGGCTGATCGTGAGAACCAAGATATAATCTACGGTAACACACAGTATCCCTATTGTTGGATTGCTGATGAGTATCCTAAACAGGTTGATTGGGACTTGGGCCAGATGCTCATGTACACCATCGATATTGAGGTAGAGTGTGAGAACGGTTTTCCTAAACCAGAAGACGCAGCAGAACCTATGCTGTCTATCACTATCAAGAACTTCCAGAGTGGCCACATCCATGTCTGGGGAATTGGAGAGTTCACAACTAACCGTAATGATGTAAAATATATTCAGTGCGAGAGTGAGGTGCATCTGTTTAAGGAGTTCCTATCATTCTGGGAGAACAATACACCCGACATTGTTACAGGTTGGAATACTGAGTTCTTTGATATTCCCTATCTTGTCAATCGTATTCGTAACGTATTTGATGATGATGAGACAAAACGTCTGTCCCCGTGGAAGAATGTTTTCGGACGTGAAGTATATAAAATGGGACGTAACCATCAGGCATATACCCTTGATGGTATTGCTGCACTAGATTACCTTGATCTCTATAAAAAGTTCACATACACTAATCAGGAGCGATACACCCTTGACCACATTGCGTTTGTGGAACTGGGTGAGCGTAAGGATGGTAATCCATATGAAACATTCCGTGAGTGGTATACAAAAGATTATCAGTCCTTCATCGAATACAACATTCAAGACGTGGAGATTGTTGATAGTCTGGAAGACAAGTTGAAATTGATGGAGCTTACGCTGACGATGGCGTATGACGCAAAAGTCAACTTCACTGACGTGCTTGGTACTGTACGGTACTGGGACATTCTCATCTACAACTATCTTCGTGAGAGGAACATTGTGATTCCTCAGAAGAAAGATCATAAGAAGGTTGAGAAGTTCGAAGGTGCATATGTGAAAGACCCACAGGTGGGTATGCACAAGTGGGTTATGTCGTTTGACTTGAACTCCCTGTATCCTCATCTTATCATGCAGTACAACATCTCACCTGAGACACTAGTAAACAAGGACGCTAAACTTGTTGAGGGTATGGTTGATAAAATACTAGATGGCAAGGTCAGCAATGACACTGAGTATTGTATGACACCAAATGGTGCATTCTTTCGCAAGGACAAACGTGGGTTTTTACCCGAATTAATGGAGGGCATGTATAATGATCGTGTCAAATATAAAAGACTTATGCTCGACGCTCAACAGGAGTATGAAAACACTGGGAAGAAGTCTCTACTCAAAGACATTGCCCGATACAACAACATCCAAATGGCAAAGAAGATTTCTCTCAACAGCGCATATGGTGCTATTGGTAACAATTGGTTTCGTTATTTTGATCTGCTGGTTGCCACTGCAATTACTACATCTGGCCAATTGTCTATTCGTTGGATTGAGAAAAGTCTCAACATTTATCTTAACAAAATCTTGGAAACGAAGGACATGGATTATGTTATTGCAAGCGACACGGACAGCGTATATGTGTGTTTTGACAAGTTGGTTAGTAAGGTGTTTAAAGAGGGAACAGACACTAACACTATTGTCAACTTCTTGGACAAGATTGCAAAAGAGAAGTTGGAACTTTTTATTAATAACGCTTATCAGGCTCTTGCCAAAGTAACCAACGCATATGAACAGAAGATGGAGATGGGTAGAGAGGCAATCGCTGACAAGGGAATTTGGGTAAAAAAGAAACGATACATTCTAAACCTGTATGATATGGAAGGTGTGCGGTTCAAGGAACCTAAACTCAAGATCATGGGACTAGAAAGTGTTAAGAGTTCAACCCCTGCACCATGTCGGGAAAAGTTGAAGGAAGCAATCAGAATCATCATGGGTGGTGATGAGGAGATGCTAAATACCTTTATACAAGATTTTCGTGAGGAGTTTATGACATTGCCACCAGAAGAGATTGCCTATCCCCGCTCCTGTAATGGACTGAAGAAGTTTCGTGGAACAGATCGTTTATTTGCACTCGGCGCACCCAAACATGTTAAAGGTGCAATACTGTACAACCATCTCGTAGATGAGAACAAACTTGGCAATAAGTACGTTTCTATTCAAGAAGGAGACAAGGTGAAATTTGTAAACCTCAAAGACAATATCTATCAAGCCTCTGCGTTTTCTTTTATGACAAAGATACCATCAGAGCTGGAAATACTGCCTATGGTTGATTACACCTCGCAATACGAAGATTCATTTCTAGCTCCACTTCGTGTGATAACGGATAAGATGAACTGGATATTGAAAAACGATGAAGTAGGAACACTAGAGGATTTCTTTGGCTAAATAGCTAAAAGGTATTGACACCTATCGCATTCTCTTGTTATTATAAATAGATTATAACACACACATGGAGCAGTTGAATGTCTAACCTCAATCACTATGTACGGCAATTACGCCCCCGTACAGAATCATATACCCCCCATGTCGATAAGGTTCAAGATTTATTGGTTGAGAGTCCAAAGTCTGATAGGTATGAAAAAGATGTTGCTGATACTCTCAATAAAATAAAAGATGTGACTGCTGAAAGACCTAAAGTTTCAACCGCATATGCAGATATCAGAGTTACGGCACAGAATGGTAATACTTCTTGGATAGAAGTTAAAATGAATCATACAGATAATCTTGGTAACCCTAGAGTGTTTTTTGATGGTAAAAAGTGGGATACTACATACACCACATCCGCTGCCGCAAGGTCTGTAGAATTATTAAATAAATCTGACCAAACTAAAGATTTTCTTGAAGCAATTTCAAAATTCTCTGGAATAAAAAACCCCAAGATACCAACGACAAAAAGTGGATTAAAGGATAAGGATGCTGTTCCCCTAGAGGTTATGAGAGAGTATTTTTCTCAACCGGGAATTAATAGATATATAATGACTGAACCTGATGTTAATCTTGGTGAGGTAATAACAGATCATTATTTAAAAGGTAAAGCAGAACCAGCATATTATATGCAAGCTGCTGATGACTTTTATATGATTGGTAGGTCAAATCCTTTAAAATTAAATAAAAATATTCCCTTGCTATCTGGAGCAGGACCATTTAGAATAAGAATTGCAACAAGGTCTGCATATTATGAGGTTCAAGCAGAATTAAAAATTCAAGAGATGCCAAAAAGTAGATATTCAATAAAGCCCGGTTCTAAAAAAATAAACCCGTTCGTGTTGTAGGGAAAGTATAATGATAACACAATCAGATTTAAATCAGGTAGAGAAGTTTGCTGATCGGCTGTTCGCAAAGGTTGGTATTGATGTTGAGTTCACTCGGCACTTTATGGACCGGGTGAATGATGCTCGTAATAAGAAAGATATTACACCTTCTGAACTGACTCGTCTATTCAAGCAGTCTTATTCCAAGTATGGTAAGAAGATAGCACAGCTTGGTCCTGATGCTGAAGCTGTTATCAATGATATGAAGACGAATATCAATATGCCATTTGTCCTCAACCTCAAAGGAAATGAGTTGGAGTTGGTGGCAAAAACTGTTATGCGTAAGAAAGATTTCAAGACCTCTGGCCCTAAGTTGTCTTTTGAATCTTTTCTTGCAGAAGATAAGGGTGGTAAGAACCTACACCTAGAACACCTAGAGGATGAAATACTCAACTATGGTGTTGATGGTGGTAGAGCTGCACTTGACTTCCTGCGTTCTTTACGAGATATGTTAGCGGGTTCTGCACGCTCAAGTGTATCGATTACGCAAAAATGGGACGGCG